TTATAGCTGTAAGGGTTTCACATTGTGCACGGCGCAGCGGTTTGCGAAATACGTTTGATTACCGCGGACGTGGAGGTTGCGTACCTTTGCCTTCATGTCGGAATTCCACCGGATGCTCCGGAGCGCCGAGTCTTCCCACCCGCCCTTTACCACCCTGACGGTGTCGCCGAGCTGAAACATATCCGCTAAAACGAATATGTTATTGGCGACAAGCAGCGGGTGCTCGGGCGTGACGTTCAACGCGCCGTGTTCAAACTCGAATGTGTAGTAGCCGGTTGTCTCATGGTCCAAAACCTCGGTTATTTCGTCGTTAAGATCGAGCTCACCGGTCTGCTCGTTGAATGAAACGATCCGCCGGCCGACGGTAAGCTCCCCGATCGGGATATCTCCGTCAGGGGTCCAAACCGGCGTATCGAGCGTAAAGCACGTTCCGCCGCCGCCGATGCCGCCGCCGTCGTTGCCGCCGCTTCCCGGCGGGCTCGAGACCGGCTCGATAAAGGCCTCCCAGCCGCCGAAGTCCTTTTCTACCCCGCGCTTGACGCACGCGCTGCGGGTTTGCGGGCAGGCCGTCTCGCCGCTCGTGGAAGTGCACTCGACGCCGTTCTTGTAGGTCCACCAGCAGCGGGGGCTGAGCGCCCGCGAGGCGACGATCGCGCCGAGGGATTCGTAGTCGACGATCAGCTCGAAGCTGATATTTTGCTCGTCGGTCTCGGCGTTGGCCAGCACGCCGCGGAACACCTGCGGGATGTCCTCGGTCAACCCCGGTATGCGGAGCGATTCGTATATCTTGCCGTAATCGGCGAGGGCGTAATCGAGCAGCCGGAGATTGCTGGCGAGGTTAAAACCGAGGGTGGAATTGACGTTCTGGCAGGTGATTGTGATGCGGTCGATGGAGCTTTCGGTCGAGAACCGAAGCTCGTCGACGGAGCGGATCCAGTTTTCGTAACTCAGCACCGAATAGCGGATCACCTTCCCGCGCGAAAGACGCAGCGTCTGGCCGTTGTTCAGGTAGATATCGAGCGTGTCGCGGCGCTTGTACGCGGGCAGGATCTGCGCGAGATTTGAGGTAAGTGTACGAGGCATATGTGTTAGTTCATTGAGTTCGTAGAGTTCGTAGAGTTCGTAGAGTTCGTAGAGTTCATTGAGTTCGTAGAGTTCATTGAAGTTCGTAGAGTTCGTAGAGTTCGTAGAGTTCGTAGAGTTCATTGAGTTAGTTGAGTTAGTTGGATTTTCTTCTCAACGAACTCTATAAACTCTAAAAACTCAACGAACTCTACCGGGGCTAGCTTCTGGCCCGGGTTTTTCCCTTGTCGTAGGCCTTGACCAATTCGACCTGTACGTCCGGCTGTTTCAGGCCGTTCACAAGCACGCCCTTGATGTCCGATTCGACGATGCCCGAATTGTTGAGCACGATCTGGACCGTCACCGGCGTGTTTGCCGGGGCAGGAGCGACACTGGACGTGGGCCCGACAAAGGTCCCCGCGGCGTAGTTCGGGATACCGGCGCCGCGGAAGGCGTCGAACCCGGCATTGGACCTGACGCGGTCGATCTGCTTCGGATTCAGCACCATCTCGCCCGCGGCCAGCATCGAGGGCAGCGTGTCGCGTCCGGTCCAGCCGCCGGCGAGCAGCCCGTTGCGGCGTTTGAAATTGGCGTGCTGCCGGATAAACGCCCGGTCGGCAAATACGCCGGTCGCGAATTCGGCCTCGAGCCGGGTATTTACGCTGTTGGCCGCCCGCGCCATGTCGGCCATTTCCTTGATCTGCTTGATGAGCTGATCGGCCTCGACCAGCTTCGTCGCGATCAGTTTCGCCGCCTCTTTCTTATACTTCTTCGACTGAAACTCGATGCCGAAACCCGAGGCTATTGCCCCGCGGATCTCCATCGCCTTGGCCACGGCGCCTTCCGGGTCGCCAAAGAGCGCGTTGCGGTCGCCGAGCAGGTCGCGGAGCTGCTGCATGGCGTCGGTAAAGCCCTTTTGCAGCTTGGGCATGTTCTCTTTCTTGTCGACCTTCTTCTTCGGGTCGCCCATAAAGAGCCCGACCAGCGCGCCCACGCCGGCGCCGATAGCCGCGCCCCACGGTCCGAACATCGCGCCGATCGACATGCCCGTGCCGGCCATCGACATGATCCCGCCGACCCGCCCGCCGATAATGCTCCCGGCGAGGGTGGCCAGGGCGCCGATACCGCTCATCTTACCGGCCAGGGCGCTCGGTTTGCCCCCGTTCAAAATATTCGGTTTCGGGTCGAACAACCCGCCAAAACCGCCGACCTTGCCGGCATCACCGCCGCCGCCGTCAGAGCCCGACGAACTCGAGCCCTTGCCGCCGATTCCGAGGAAGCCGAGGAACGACTGGAGTATCCCGCCGATCCCGCCGCCGCTGCCGGTGCCGGATTCCTGACCGTCTTTGAAGATCAGCTTATAGAGCTTGGAAGTGATCCACTCGATGGCCATATCGATGAGCATCTTCTTGAATTTGTCGAGGATGCTCTTGAACATCGCGCCGAAGCCGTCGTTGACCAGGGTGTTGAGCGAATCCTTGATAAAGCCCTTGAATTCGTCCATCTGCTTCTTGGCCTTTTCGAAGTCCTCGACCTGTTCCCTTTTCTTCGCGACCTCCCTGGCCTTATCGTCGAGGTTCTTTTTCTGCTCGTCGGTCAGCTGCCGGTACGCCTCGGTCAGCTTGATCTTGGCCAGCGTGTCGGCTTCGGTCAGCTGGGTGTTGCCGGCCAGCTTCTGGTTCAGCTCGGCGAGGGTCGCAACCATGCCGCCCATGGTGTCGGTGTAAAGCTTGTCCTGGGCCTCGAGGGACGCTTTCGACGCCTTCAGCTGTTCGACCGCCGCCTGCTGGCGCTCCATTTCCTCGACCAGCCCGTCGATGTCCGATTTTTTCAGGCCGTCTTTTTCCAGGCTCTCGCGAAACTTCGCTAACGCCTCGGCGTTCTTCAAATTCTGCTGAAAGGCCTGCTGCTCGGCGGCGGTCATCTCGAAATTCTTCAGCTTTTTCGCTTCGAGCAGCGCGATCTCCTGGACGAGCTGCTGGTTGCCGCCGGACACGGATGCGGTCATTTTTTCACGCGCCCCCGTGATGGCCTCGACGCGATTAAGCTCATCGAGCTCCTCGGCCTTTTTCCTCAGTTCGGCGCCGCCGTCGGTAATCCCGCGCGAGCGGACGGGGTCGCTCAGGATCTCGTTGGCGCGGTCGACGTTGCTTTTGCGAACATCCTTATTTTTGATCTTGTTCAGCTGCTCGTCGAACTGCTTGAGCAGATCGGCGGCGTCCTTGACGCCCTGTTTTTGTTTGCCGAGGGTTTCGAGCTCGGCATTGACGCCGGCCAGCGTTTTAGGCAGCGCCTGGCCGACGCTCTGGTTAAGCTCGGCGCGGAGCTTGATCAGCTCGTCGAGCTTCGATTTGCCGTCGCCGAATTGGGCGATGGTGACGACGTCCTGCTGCTGCTGCGGGGTAGACCCGGCCGTCTTCCGGAACTCGTTGACCGCCTTTTGCGCCTCCTTGCCCATTTTGCCGAGGGACGAATCGACCATCTTTTTCGCGGCCGCGTTTACCAGCGGGGCGGCATTATTGAGCCCGTTGACCAGCCCGAGCCCCACAAACATGCCCATCCGGGTCGTAACCATCGAAGGCGATTTTGTCTCGGCGGCGCTGTTCATTACTCCGAACAGGCCCAGGATGAGATTTTTCGCGTAATCCTTCAGCTTTTGCGCGAGCGCGGAGATGCCGTTGATGATCCCGTTGACGATATTCTCGCCGATCTTCGCTGCCTGCGCGGCGGCCTTGGCCGCCAAGCTTGCGATCTCGGTGAGGACAAACGCCAGGGCCCGTACAACGATGTTTCCCAGTTCTCCGAGGACCTTCCAGATGGCGCTGTTGATCTTCTGGACGATACCGAGCGCCGTGTTCCAGGCGCCGGCCCAATCGCCGTTGATGATCTGCATCACCATGCGGACCACGCCGAGGATGACGTTCACGCCGGTCCGGACGATGGTCGAAATGATGGTCCAGATCGACTGCACGACCGACATTATCTGCTCGCCGTGGAGGTCCCAGAAGGCCTTTACGGCGTTCAAAAAATTCTCGATATAGGCCCTTACGGCGTCGGAAACGGTCTTGACCGTTTGCTCGATAAGCGGGTAATTTTCCTGCCACCAGGCGATCACGTCGCCGCCGATATCGTCGACCAGCTGCTTGATCGCGGCCATCGCGATGTTGAAATATTCCTGGATCTTGGCCCAGGCTACCGCCGTAAATTCCTGCAGCCCGCCGAAGTTGGTCGCCCACATCTCGTAGATGGTTATCGCGACCGCGCCGATAAGTATCGGCAGCCCGAGGATCGGGGAAATGGCGGTGAGGATCAGGCCGACCGCGATGGCAACGACCGATGCGATCGGGCCGAACCCGTTGTCCCAGGCCTGTTTCAGGGCGTAGACGACGCCGACGGCGATGCCGATCCCGGCGACCAGCAGGGCTATGGCGGCGGCGATCGCGGCGATCACGACGGCGGCCGTTCCGCCCGCGGCAATGGCCCCGATGGCGGATATAAACGCCCCGACGGCCGTGACGATAGTGCCCAGAACGACCAGCACCGGGCCGATCGCGGCGGCGAGCCCGCCCAAGACCAGGATAAATACCTTGACCCCGGCCGGCGCGTTTTCAAACCAGGTAATGACGTTTTCGACCACCTTAATAAGATAGTCGAGCGATTTGGCAAGGGCCGGCTGGACCGGCTCGAAAAGCTTTACCAGCAATCCTTTGGCCTTGTCGCCGAGCGTTGCCAGCTTGCCGGAGACCGAATCGGACAGCTTGTCCATCGTCCCGCCGAACTTGTCTTTCATCACCGCGCGCACGGCGTTCATGGCCTCGTCCACGCTTCCCTTGAACTGGCCGGATTTGTCGAATTTGAGTCCCTGGCCCTCGAGCATCTCGCGGGAGATGCCGAAATCGCGAAACCGCTCGAACGCCTCGCCGAAATCGCCGGCTTTGAGGCGGCCGAAAGCGCTCGCGACGTCCGTAATATTTACCTCCATCGTGGCGGCCGTGTCGCCGAGATCGGTCAGGATGTCTTTTACCTGCGCGGCGTCGACGCCGTAGGAGACCAGTTTTTTACCGGCATCGATGATCTCCTGCGACTCGAAGGGGGTCGAATCGGCGAAGGAGGTCAGATCGGCCATCAGGGCCTTTGCCTTTTCGCCGCTGTCGAGCAGCACCTCGAAAGAAAGCTGGGCCCGCTCGCGCATGGCCGAAAACCCGAGGCCCATCTCAGCGAGACTCAGGATCGGCCCGGTCAGGCTCGAGGTGAGCGATTGCCCGAAACCGGTGATCTTTGCGCCCGCGGCCTTGATGCTCTCGCCGATATTTTTGAACTGTTCGCCGAGGGCGGCAAGATTGGTCCGGGCAAGCGATTCCATTTCGGATCTCGCATTTTGAATACCCGAAGTAAGGCCCGAAGCGTCGAGAGAGATTGAAATAGTTAGATCAGCCATCTTAGATAGTTTGTAGAGTTCATAGGGTTCATAGAGTTCATAAAGTTAAGAAAATTCGTTGAGTTCATTAAATCTTTCGAGTTAGTTAAATTTATCGGGTTCTCCTCTCTACAAACGCTACGAACTCCATGAATCCTACGAACTCTATAAACCCTATGAACCCTATGAACTCTACGAACTCTATGAACGCTTTTTCCGTTCTTGCAGCCGTTCATCCGCGCGCTCGCGTTCCTGCCGGAGATTTTCGGCCCGCTCGCGTCCCCGGACCAGCCCGCGGAGCAGGTCCCATTCCAGCGGGCTGAGCGCGTCGGGGTAGTCGAATTTCGCGCCCGCGCGCTCCAGCTCCGAGAGGCTCAGCGCCAGGTATATAAACCCCTGCAGGTGCTCGGGGACCGCTTCCGGCTTGGTCGGCAGCAGCCGGCAGCCCCTGCATATTTCATCCTCCTCTCGCGTGGCGGAGTACCGGTTTAGCGGCATTCCGCGCGTATCCCGGCATTCCGGGGAACCGGGACAGCTCTCGCCCTTCGTCTGGTTGACGCAGTCGATATGGCCGCAAAAATGAGCGGCGAGAGCTTCGGTTAGTCCAATAATCCGCCGGTCAGCTCGTCGACCAAAACGGTGACGACCTTGCGCTGGATAAGCGGGTCGACCAGGGCGACGAACTCGTCCCGTTTATCGGGGGAGAAGGTATTTCCGCCGATCGCAGCGCCCTCGATCCGGACCAGCCAGGTGTTGTAAAACCGCATCGCCGAGCGAAGGTTCGACGAGGTGACAAGCTTTTGCCGCCCGCGTTTGTCGGGCAAAAGACGCCCGCCGGACGACCCCTGCCGGCACTTCTTTAATTCGGCCTCGGTCGGCTGGCGTAAGACGTGAAGGATGGTAAAATCCGGCTCCTCCCCGCCGCCGATCTCTTCAATTACCGTGACCTCGTCGCCGAAAATATCGCACTCCGGGTCGAGATATATCTCGCGCCGAAAGAGCCCCTGGAAGGCGGCCGCCTTGTGAGCGGTCGGAATCTCGGCGGTGTAGCCCTCGGTTTTTATGACGATCCGGTCGTAGTATTTGGCGTCGGTTTCCTCCTGCGCGGTCGAATCCGGCAGGGCAAAGCTCCCGTCCTTGGCGATCGGGATCTCGGGTTGGAGCTCGTCCTCGCGCGCGATCATCATCTCGGGCGATGGCCGCGAGAGCGTGTGCGTAAACCGCCCCTTCGCCAGCCGGATCTCGGCATCCTGCCAGTCCAGCTTGTAGCCGGCCGGTTGTAACGCCGGCATCCTGCCAGCTGTCGCGGGAGCATCCTGCTCGCGCTCTACGCCCCCCTCCGAACCCGCGGCCGGGTCGTTTGTTTCTTCAATTTGCAAAACTTCTTCGTTCAAAATGTATGTCTCCTTCTGTTCGCGTTTCCGGTCTAAATTACCGTCTGCTTTAGCTGACGGTAAAATGGCCCTAATAACCACACCGGCTTTGGCCGAAATCTTTGGGCTAAAGCCCCCATCAAATATAGAGCCTCCCACCGTCAGCTAAAGCTGACGGCAATTTAAAGGAAGTAATCAAAGATCCAAGATCAAAGATCGAAATCCCAGCTCGCCTATGCCTCCAGTCCCGGTTTCTCCAGCGGCAGCTCTTCCATTCCCACTTCCGCCGGTCCCGGAGGGCCGACTTCAAAGTCCGGCAACTCGCTTGACTCGGCGAACTTAGCTACCGGCACTCGCGGAAACGCCGCGGGCACGCGTTTTTCATATTCCGTGCGCTCGAGCGCAAAGAATTCCTCGGTCAATTCTTCGGTTGTTTTTATTATTTTTTTTGGCATAAATTTAAAAGTCCCAAGTCCCAGAGTCCCAAAAGTCCCAAGTCAAGTCACATATTCCTTCAATCCACCCTGGGACCTGGGACTTGGGACCTGGGACTACCTTAGACCAGCGTCGAAGTTGCATTCCTGATCCGCACTTTCATGGTCCCTTTGGTTACCGGGTCTTCCAGGCAGACGATGTTGATCGGTGTCGTCGCGTCGCCGTCGTCGTCGCCGGTGTCGGGCGTCTCGAAGCTGAACAGCGGGATGATGATCTCGAATTCGTGACGATAAATAGTGGTGCCGATCTGCGGGCCCGGGATAAGAAAGCTCAGATTTGTCAGCTGCTCGTTCTTTATCGCCCGGTTCCAGTCCGAGAGATCGTTGAAATCCACGGTGATCTGCGCCGTCGTTTCGTATTTTCCGCGGGGCTGCTTGCGGGCGTGGGCCGCGCTTCCTATATTCGTGATCGTTTGGATGGGGTCGCCCGTCCGGCGCTTGTCGCGGCGAATATTGTTTTTATGCTCCACCATCCATTCGACGACCTTGCCCAGGCTGGAGAGATTAACGACCGTCGAGCCGTCGCCGTCCGTATACTTCACCTCGACCTTGAAGCCGTCCATGCAGGGCGTGTTCGCCATTGCCGGAAAGGGAGTGATGGCCGAGGGGCTGGTGAATTTGCCGCTGCCGACCAGGTTTGCCTCATACTGCACGCGCTCGGCGTTTTTCTGGCTGAACTTGATGGTGTCGGTCATTACCCCGGACAGCAGGAAATCGGACGCGCCGAGGATCGCCACTATATTGAATGAAGGCAGAACGTCGCCCAGCTGCGGCGGCAGAATGGTAAAGTTGTGATCGAAAACGCCGGCGGCAACGGCCGTCGGGGTCGAGGCGCCGCCGAGAGCGCGCCGGAGAAGCTTCGCCGGCACGTTGGTGTCGACGTCGTCCTTGATCGAAACCTCGCCGTGCGACCAGTAAGTATTGCAGAGATGCGTCGGGGCGTTTCGGCCGACCCGGCCCGCGTCGTTTACCTTTTCAACCTTCGGAAGAAGGAAAAAGGGCTCGGTCGTAGGCAGGCCTTCGTAATCGCTGGCGCTTGTTTTCGGCGTGTTGAAAGACGTTTCGCACGCGGTGGAAATTGCTATTTGGGTGTTTTCAGTTCTCATAGGGTTATTAACGGTTCAAAATATTCGAGGGTTAGCCCCAGGTCCCAAGTCCCGGGTCCCAGGTAAAAAACTAAACATTCCCTCGACCCACTTGGGACTTTGGACTTGGGACATGGGACTTTCGCCCCCTCAACAACATAGATTTACTTCCAGCCGGCACTGGGCGAAGTGGAGCGTCTCCTCGCCGGTATCGATCGTCGTGTTGGCGGCGATCTGCAGCAGTGAGTGGCCCTCGACGCTCGATAGCTCAAGGGTCGGGCTCATCTTTACGGCCTCGTACACGGCGTCGAGGATCTCGGAAAACTCGTTATCGGAATTCTCCTCCTCGTTCCCCGCGTTGAAAGCATAGAATCCCCACACGTCGTAAATGGCGGTCTTCCGATCGCGCCGGCCGTTTTTCCACTCGGCCTTTGCGCCGGAGCGCTTTATGATCCAGCCGTGAGTGCCGCCCGATACGGTGCGAAACATACCGGCCCATTCGCCCAGATCGTGCGAGAGCGCATTCCAGGCAAACACCCGCGCCTCAGGGTAGAGGGCCGCGATGATCAGTTTTAGCGCTAAACGTATCTGCTTATCCATATGTATCTGGCGTTTATAGTGTTATGGCGTTTGTCGGGTTTGTAGCGTTTCTGGCGTCTCCGGCGCTATGAACGCTATAAACGCGACGAACGCGATGAACGGGCACGCGGCCCATGGCCGATATGAAACTCTCTACAAAATCCGCATCGGTAAACATCCATCTCGCCCGCGCGCTTTAGTACATTTTCAAGGTACATCGCGGCATAACTTTCGGTTTGAAAAGCCCGTTTCCGCGTGCAGCTCATTTCCCTGCGCCGCTCGTTATTTCCCTTCATAGTCCAGCGATTTCATCGGCGAGTTTCGCCTCGAGCGTCGGCAGCATCTCGGTCAGGGTCTTGCTCCACAGCGGCCGGTTGAGGCCGTATTCGAGCAGCGGCGCGTAAGACACACCCGCCCCGACCTTTGCCTCGAGGCTGCTGCCCTCCAACACCTCGATACTGGAAAGGTATTTGCCCGAGCGGCTGGCCGGCGGCTCTCCCGGGGCCGACGCCCGGTGCGGACCGTACAGACGGCCCGATCGCGGCCCGCCCATCGCCCCCCGCGCTGCTTCGCCGATATCGGCGGCCGAAGTTTGGACAAACCTGGAAACCGCGGCTTCGAGCTTCTGGAATAATTCCGGAATGTGGTTTTCGATTCGGGTCTCGATCATAAAATGCGGCTATTCAAACAGGATGGACGGGATACACAGGATACGGCTTATTTTTACAGGGATGGAAGGGATAAAAAGAAAAGGTTAAATTCAGAATCATTCCTAACCCCTTTACCCCTTCATCCCTGTTAATTTCTTCTCATCCTGCCTATCCTGTTTGAATTCTTTCATTGAATTTCGGCTTTCAATTTCCACACCCTCACGTTCCCGACCGGCGTTTCGACCTTTTTGACCTTCCATCGCCGGCCGCCCACGCGGAGCGCGACCACCTGCGACATATAGGTTTGCGAGGTTTGCCAATCGTCGTCGGCCTTTACCTGGAATTGCCAGGCGCCCGCCTCGGCGCGTCCGGCGTCGGTCGTGGCTACCAGCCGCCGGCCTCCCCAGTTTTGAGTAAGCTCGGCCACCTCGGCCTCGCCGGTCTCCGGTGTGATCTGAAACAGTTTTAGCGATTCGTCACCGAAGATCTGGATGCGGAGCCGGTCGAGCGCGCCGGTGGTCAGGTTTTGGTAGATTTCGGCTTTCATCGGGTAAATTTAACAGGATAGACAGGATACACAGGATAAGGCGTTATTTTTTACAGGGATGGAGGGGATACAGGGGGAATAGGAATGGTTTTATCCCTTCCATCCCTTGTATCCCTGTGAATTTCTTATCTTTTTCCATCCTGTTAATCCTGTCCATCCTGCTTGAATTCTCCTCACAGCGGAACGGTCGCGTTGACCTTTCTCGAATAAACCCCGATCATCCGCTCGCAGTGGTCGAATATTTGTTCGGCCGATAGTTTTGTGCCGTCGAGGTCGACGGCGGTCAACTCCCCGGCGCGGGCAGCTTTCCAGCGCCACCCTTCGGCAGCGGCGGCATTGAGATCGTAGGTCGGTGTCCAGTTGAGGTCGGTCGGCGGCCGGCCGGCCGCATCCGGGCGCCCGCTGTCCGCGAGCAGCTGCTCGAGGTCTTCACCCGCCAGTACAGGTTCCGAATCGGAGGCCGTCATCCGGCCGATCTTTTGTATCGGGGTCATAAATTTAGTTGTGAGTTTGTTGAGTTCGTTGAGTTTATTGAGTCAGGAAGAACCGCTTTTCTCAACGAACTCTATGAACTCTATGAACTCTATGAACTCTATGAACTCTATGAACTCAAAGAACTCTATGAACTAATAAGTAGAAGTAATGTCCTTATCCACCTGCAGCACGCCCTGGTAGATAGTGCTCATCCGGCGACTTTCGCCGTTGAACTCCGTCACCTGCATATCGAAATTCAGGGCCACGGGCGCGGGCAGCCGGCGCGTCAGCTTCTGATCGATAAGCACGGTCAATTGGTCCACGCTGCCGTAGATCACCTGGTTGGGCGATTGGGTGGTCCGGTAGAACACGCGGATATCGCCTCCGTCTTTGAGGGCGGCGGTAAACTCCATCGAGAGCCGGTGATTAGTGGCCCCCATCGGCTCGCGGCCGACGGTGCCTGGCTGCTCGAAACGATTGAGCAGGATCACAGAATCGTCGTCGCGCAGCACGCGCAGCGTGATCTCGAGCGTGTCGCCCCTGACCATCGATATTTTGCTGCCTTGCAGGCTGCCGTTGCTTATACTGATTATTTCAGCTCTCATTTTTAGTTAATACTCAGAAGGGCAGGAGTTCGGTGGACGATCCCTGGTGCTTGGAAGTTCCTCTGCCTTTGCTGCCCGACTGAACTGGTTCGGGCGTAAGCGCCCGGAAGTTTGTTGAGTTCGTTGAGTTCGTTGAGTTCATTGAGTTCTTTGAGAAGAAGACTTTCCTTCTCAATAAACTCAACAAACTCAATAAACTCAATGAACTTACGCTTTGTTAGCTATCAGCACGGCCAGGCTCTTCGGCTGTACGACCTTCGCGCCGTAGACGTGCAGCCCCTTGACCGCGTCGCCGAACCGTTTTTCCGGTTTGTATGTTTGCAGATCGACGATCTGCTCGGCGTAGGCGGTGGCTATCGAGTGACCGGCCATGATCTTATACTTCGTTCCCGTGGTATTGGGGACGTTGTTGGATTTCAGAATTTTGAAGCCGGCCGCTTCGCCCACTTCGCCGTTGGCGAGGGTCGCGTCCGATCTCGAGCTTCCCGATTTCACGAATCTCTCATCCTTTAAAAGAAGCCCGTGGAACCACGCCGGCACGACCACGAAACGGCCGTCGATCGGCGTATCGGTTTCATCGAGCAGCACGCCCAGATCGACCAGGTATTCATAGGCGTCGTCCTTGGTCGGGATCTTCGGCGTGGTGGTCGAGCCGATCTTGTTGCCGGCCAGCACCGCCGTATCCATGATCCCGGCGATGAACGTATCGGCCCGTTCGCGAAGGGCCCAGGCGGCGCGGCGCATGGCTTCATCCATGACGTTTACGTTTTGCTGGGCGCGGTCGACGCTATCGACATAGAAATTAAAGTATTTCGATTGATCGATAAGCAGGGTCTGGTCGGCGTCGGTGAGTATCTGGGGGTCGTTGATGTTTGTGTCTTTCACATAATCGCCGATGTTCACCTCGCCGATCGAGCCGATCTTCACGGTGTTGCCCGATTCCTTTATCTCGCCCTCGTAATCGCGATTGACGGTTCCGTCCTGCGCGTAGACCAGGGCCTTTTCCAATGCAGCGAGCAATCTCGCCGCCCATACGGTAGGTATAAAATTCAGTGCCATAATTTTTAGGTGTTCAAGTTAACGGGGGTGTTTGGCCCAAAGTCCAAAGTCCAATGTCTGGCCCCATTCGTGTAAATTCGTGTAGATTCGTGGTTACGGTTTTCGTTTGTTCGTGTTGATTCGTGGTCCGGGTTTTCGTTTTATTCGTGTTAATTCGTGTAGATTCGTGGTTTTTGCTTTTTTGGTTTTGTTCGAAACTCAACGAACTCAACGAACTCTATGAACTCTATGAACTCTATGAACTCATTGAACTAGCCCTCGGCTAAAACTTTCTTGACATCCTGCCAGTCCAGCTTGGATATTTCGGCGGCTGTCATTTTGGACAGCTTTTCTTTTGTCAGGTAGTTTGTGTCCGAGTTTTTCCCGGCGCCGCCATCGATAGATCCGGCCGGCGCTTCGAACCCGAACTGTTCCGGAAACTTGCCCTGTAGTTTCTCGACCAGCGCGGTCGAGTTAGTGACCCTTCCGTCCGTATCGAACTGCAGCGATTCCTTCGCCGAGTTAAAGAGTAGCTCGGGCGATCTCGCTCCGGCTTTTTTCAGCGCGGCGGTGATCTCGTCTCGGGCGTCGCGCAGGCGCAGGCTTTTTTTGAGTTCCTCGTTTTCCGCCTGTAGAGCATCGGTCCCCGCGCGTTTCAATTCCTCGGCGCGGGCCGCGAGGTCGCTTTCGGTGTAGAGCAGGGTGCTGGTATCAGCGGGGGCCGCCTGGCCGTCTGCCAAATTCGTATCGTTATTTTGTTGTTTGGTGTCGGGCTGATTCGCCGGGGGCTTAGCGCTCATACACGAATGAGATTACGTGCTTTCCTCTAAATATTAGAGGGTATGTTTTATGATAAACGGCAACTTTGATGATTTCGAAGATTTAGTTATCCAAAAATGATGCGAACTGGAAAGATATAAGGTAATGGAGGAAGTTTTCCTGAGTTTTTTTACCCATAATACTTTGTATAGGGGTAATTTTTATGATTTTTACCCATTGGGTAGTTTTTACGATTTTCTACCCATGTTTATCTGTATATGGGTAAATTCCGCGATTTTCTACCCATGTTTATCTGTATATGGGTAAATTCCGCGATTTTCTACCCATGTTTATCTGTATATGGGTAAATTCCGCGATCTTCTACCCACATTTAATCAGAGCATTATTCCGGTCAATTTCTAATAGATTCGATAATCGGAGCACCCTCTCCTGCAGTTGGATGAGAAACGCTCAAAAATAAATCAAACAAAGGCTCGTTCAAATAATAATTACTGCGCCCGATCTTAATAAGCTTTAAATAATTCTTCTCAGCTAACAGGGACAAATATTTCGAAGCCGTTTTACGCGTAAGGCTTAATTCCTTTTCAACAAATTCTATTTTGGTATAGGGGTGACGGAAAATATTATTTAGCAGGTCTTGGCTGTAGATTCTAGGCAATTCAGATCTAAGCCTTCCCCTATAGTTCATCATTAGCTTGCCAATGTGTTCTATCAAAGAAATAGATTGAATAGAAGTCTCCTCTATACCTTTCAAAATAAAAATTATCCAGTCTTCCCAATTGCCGTTATCTCTGACATCTTGCAGCAGAAAATAATACCTGGCCTTGTTCTGAATAATGTATCGGCTGAGATATAAAATAGGCAAATCGAGCAGCTCTTTGATCACTAAATAAAGGATATTAACTATTCGGCCGGTCCGGCCATTACCATCGTAAAAAGGATGGATACTCTCAAATTGGTGATGAATTATCGCTAATTTGACCAGGCTATCTAAATCGCTCAATGTGTCGTCATTGATAAATCGACCCAGATTTTCCATTAAACGATTTATGGTGTCGAAATCCTGCGGTGGGGAATAAACCGTCTTTCCCGTTTCCGGGTTTTTAAGCGACGTTCCCGGTAACTTTCTATAACCCGCTTTATTCTGTTCTAACTCTTCCTGAATTTCTATTATTTGACGATTCGACAGAATTTTATTATTCCGTACTAATTCAAATCCGCGTCTCAAGGCGTGGGCGTAATTCTGAACCTCCTTGGCCGAGGAATTAGTGAGTTGCTCAATTAGTAATTCAGCCTTAAATAGTTCATCGTGTGTAGTAATAATATTCTCGATCGCGGAGCTGTCCTTCGCCTCCTGGAGAGTTAAGGTGTCAATTAAAATACTCTCGTTCGGAATGGTTCGGGCTATGCCTTTAAGTTCAGCCAATCTTCGGTGAGCAGCCGCGCTTTGTCTTAATACCGCTTTGGTCTCTAATTCTACTTTCAGAGGCAACGACGGAATCTCGTAAATTAAGGACATTATAAAGATTGGCTCCTTTTTAATTTCCCGATTAACCGGGACCGATTAACACATAGGGCAAGGTTATTACATTTAACAAGCAATAGTAAACGGAAGTGAAAGATTGAGGTAGACGATATGAACGAGCAATTCTCATTTGCCCGTCAGCTGCGATAATATCTATTGACCAATGCCTTTGGCCGACCACATATCCACCGACCTTCCCGCCGAGCTCGAACAGATCCTGCGCCGGGCCGATTACCCGACTTTTATCAAAAGGCTCAAGTCCCGGTCGGACGAATATTATTTCCGGGTCCACGATCCCCGGAACCACGTCCTGGGCCGCAGCCCGGCCTTTACCGGCCCGGTCGAGCGCGATATCGCCTTCGAGGCATTTATCGACTATATTGAGATTCATATCCACGATCGCAGACAGCGAAGATTATTTCTCTAGAATAGTCGGTGGTTCGTGGTCGGTGGTTAAGGCGATTTCGTTTTATTCGTGTTGATTCGTGTATATTCGTGGTTTCTTCTTATCCTCGAAAACCGGAACCACGCGCTTAACACGAATCAACACGAATAAAAACTGTCCACGGACAACGAGCAAGGGACCACGAACAACGAACTATGATCAACGAACCACTGACCACTAACCACGAACTACGGACACGCCCTGCGTCTGTTTGGATCGCGCAGGTGATATTGGGCCTGCTTGGCGCCATTTGGGGGCTGGCCGGGTTACTGAACATTTATTACATAATGATAAGGCCCGGCCCCGGCGACCACTCCATTCTGAACATTGCTTCGATGATCAGTTCGATAGTCTTCTCGATCGTTTTTATAATTGGTTTAGAGGGGCTGGCGAGGCGAAAGAATTATGGGCGTTGGATCGCCGTAGCGGGCCTTTCGCTCGTCTTCGTGGGGGGCGTGCTGAACAGTTTTGCGAGATTCGGCCGGTACCGGAGTCCGGCTGAGTCCCTGGGCGCGCTAACCATCGGCCTGGTTTTATTCGGGCTGCTCGGTTTCCTGGTATACCGGCTGGCGCGCGGCGGGCCCGCAAACGCGTTCTTTAAACAGGATGAACAAGATCTTTGATCTTGGATCTTGGATCTTGGATTTTGGATCAAGGTCAAAGATCAAAGGTCAAAGATCTGACTTCTCATTTCGAACTTTAACCCTTAAACTACCGTATTGCTGATTATGTTCTGTCAAGCATGTGGAAATACTGTAAATCCCGGCCTCAGCTACTGCAACACCTGCGGTGCGCGGATCGGCGGCGAGAAGGACGGCGCCCCGGAGCAGATGTCCGAATCGTCGTTTAATCTGCTGGTGTCGGCGATCCTCGCCATCCCGATCGCCGGTATCGGGATCATCATGGGCCTTCTGGTCGTGATGAAAAAAGAGCTCGGCTTTCGCGACGAGGTAGTAATGTCGATCGCGTTGATGTGTTTTGTGCTGCTGCTTGTTTCCGAGGGGGGCTTGCTGTGGCTGCTTTTTCACCGGACGCGGGGCGCCAAAAAAGAAAAGAAGAAGGGAGAGTTGCCGCCGGCAGATACACAGCGTTTGCCCGACGTCGTAATGAAGGGCCTCAACGAGGGCCGGCCCCGGACCGCCCAGGACGCCGTCTCGAGCGTGACCGAGCATACGACCAGGACCCTCGACGCCGTTCCGGGGGACCGCGAAACAGGATAAAGATTTCAACGCAGAGAACGCGGAGTACGCGGAGTACGCGGAGGTTTTTTAACAGGGATGGAGGGGATAAGGGGGATTTTTATGCTTCTATAACGGTTCGAATAAAAAATTTCGTTTTATCCCTTCCATCCCCTTCATCCCTGTAAATTTTTTCCATCCTGTTATCCCTGTTAAAAACCTTTCTTCTTGCTCTCTGCGTCCTCAGCGTTCTCTGCGTTGTAATATCCTGCTAACCACTAACTACCGACCGCCCTCGTTCCGTCAATTCATACACCTCGGGCTGCATAAACATCGGCCGGCTCCTTTTTACCAGGCCCAGCTTGACCAGCTTGTCCAACCGGTAGAGCGCCGCCATGCTTTCCATATCCATGCCCTGCCCAAACGCCTCGGCCGACGTCCCGTTCGCCGACTGCGCCAGGCTCACGAGCGCCGCACGCTCAGCCGCGTCGATATTTATCTCGGGCGCCGCTGCAGCTGCAGCCGGTATCTCGACCTCAGCCGTCACGGTAGCAGATTCTTGCCATGCCGCGTCCTCGCCCATCGCCGTTTCACCGGCCGCCGCCGCCTTCTTGCCCGAACCGAATAGGTTTTTTAGTAGTCCCATAGCAGTGTTTTATTGAGTCATTGAGTCATTGGGTCATTGGGAGATTGATCCAATCACTCAATCACTCAATCACTCAATCACTCAATCACTCAATCACTCAATCACTCAATGATTCAATCATTCAATGACTCAATGATTCAATGACTCAATGATTCAATCATCTCATCCCTGATCCCTATCGCTACAAGAGCATCCGCGTCATCCAGCGATTCCAGATAGATCGCGGTCAAAGACGTCATTACCAGCTCGTTAAATTCGCGCACCTTTTGGACCGGCCATTCCAGCGCCGCGCCCTGCGAGGTCTTGAAAAGCGCCAGTAAAAAAGGAGCGTAACTCGCCCCCCGAAATTCTATTTTCTCGGTCTTGGCGTTTACCGCTACGTCCCTGTTTCCGGTCGCTACCCGGGCTTCGTACGATCGGAATGCTTCGCCGGGCGCGGTAAACCGCGAGCGTTCGAGCCCATCGCCGACCGCGAAGCTGACCTCGAAAAATCTTTCTTTCTCCAGCGTGGCCCGCGCCTCGTTAAAGATCAATGTAAACTCGCTGCGTATCTGTTCGGGGGTCATAGACATATGATGCGTGCGTTCATAATCAGTTAAAGAACCGGAAAGTTGCAGGTTTTGAAGGACCGCAACCACGAAATGACGACTATTCGTGTTGATTCGTGTTAATTCGTGGTTTCTTTCTTACCCGCGAAAAAGAGGAACCACGAATCTGCACGAATAAGATCAGCAAACTCAATGAACTAGTCTGAGTACGGATAATGTAAAAACCCGCCCAAGGTGAACAAGCACCGGGCGGGTATAAAACCTGAAAACAGGTAATGTTGCCCGAAGGCAATAGATGTTATTTAGAAGTTAGAGTACGAAGCTCAACGAACTCAATGAACTCAACGAACTCAACGAACTCAACGAACTTCTTTTTAGACTACCAGGGCTTGTTGCTTCTTCCGCCGCCGCCGCCGCCGTAGCCGCCGCCGCCATAGCCACCGCCGCCGCCGCCGGCGCGTTTTTCCTGGGGTTTAGCTTCGTTGACCTTCAGGTTGCGGCCGTCGATCTCTTTGCCGTCAAGCTGCGCGATCGCGTTCTGGCCTTCTTCCTGCGAAGACATTTCGACAAAAGCAAAACCGCGCGAGTTGCCGGTTTCACGGTCTGTGATGATATTGGTTGAATCAACCGTTCCGACTTCGCCGAAGATCTTCTCGAGGTCCGTTTGAGTTGTGTTGAAGGAAAGATTTCCTACATAAAGTTTCATTGACATAAAATTAAATACCTTATTCCATTGGGAATTTCTAAAAGAAGCGTCGAATCGGATTGTCTTCGGAGAAAAACGGTCTGCTGCGAAGGTTCGTATTTTCGGATGCTCAAAAATTCAAGAGCGACTTCTGTAACTATTATCGGGACCTGCTCTCAAACTTATCCAAAAACCGTCTTTGACGAGCGCGTCATTTCTGACGCAAGAGAAGGATTAACTTAACCACTATGGACTGTTTCGCCGGTAATAGCAAGCTATCACGGGATTTTGGATTTTAGATTTTGGATTTTGGATTTGCAAAACAAAGGTAGAAACAAGGAACCCGAGTAGGCGAGATCTCAAAAAAGGAAGTAAATTCGGGAGCGAAGCGACCAGCTTTCGGAATCCAAAACCCAAAATCCAAAATCCAAAATGTCGTTACTTTGTAACGTCTATCTTTCTTTTGCGCATCCGAAAGAGTGTTATACCACCGTAAAGAGTTGCTATTAGGCCAACGGCAAATACGTAGGGATTTGCCCTAATCCCATAGAGCGTCAAAAGCAACCCGCCCAACAAGAAACAACCGGCAATAAATCCTTTAGGCGTCATAATAATTTAGAGTATGCTCCGCTTTTCGTAATCTTTCAATATCTGGTAATATATGTGAGAGTTTTACTCTACACAAACCCCGGCGCATTCGTCTAGTGGTTAGGACGCAAGGTTCTCAACCTTGAAACAGGGGTTCAATTCCCCTATGCGCTACCACATTTTACACCCACTTTTATTTCCTGCAAAAGCTAATAGAACAGTACGAAAATCCACGCGACTTAGTTCGCTGATGTCGGCTCGAAAAAATTTTCAAACGCTGAGTACGCTGAGTACGCTGAGTACGCTGAGGAAGAATTTAACAGGGATGGACGGGATAAGGGGGATTTTTATGCTTTTATATAACGGTTCGAATAAAAAATTTCTTTTTATCCCTTCCATCCCCTTCATCCCTGTAAATTTTTCTCAATCCTGTTATCCGTTAAAAACTTTTTCTTGCTCTCTGCGTTGAAAAAATATTCTGACTACTGACGACTGACCACTAACGACGAGCTACCAACCTCATTTCCGTCTTCCTCATCCCAATTCCGTATCATTAACACCCCCTATTATTCCGTTTTGCGCCCAAATTCGCTTTTGGCACGCGCATTGCCCTATACAACTGCGGGGAGAAAATACAGCATTATGAAAAACTTACAAAAAACATTAAAAGGCGCCGCAATAGCGCTCTCGATAGCTTTCGGACTCATTCTTATTACAGGTACTGACGCGAGCGCCCAGTATCGCGATAACGGCGGGTACAATCAGCGGGACAATAACCGTAACGACGACCGTTACGACAACCAAAACAGCAATCGCTACCGCCAGGCGGTCCAGAGGGGCTTCCAGGACGGCAAACAGCAGGCCATGCGCGATGCGCGCAGCCGCAGCAACCGTAACTGGAACAACAACGACTATAACGGCGGCTACCAAAACGAGAACCGCGGTTATAATTCACGCAGCGGCGGACGCTCGGCGTACCAGTCGGCTTACCGTGCGGGCTTCCAGCGCGGCTACCGCGAAACGATGCAGCGCCTCCGCGACCGCAGCAACAACGGCCGCAGGGGAAACTAG